ATGTAACCGTGCCGTCCTTGCCGCTGATAACAGGCATCTATGATCTCCTTCCACGGAGAATAAGGTCAAAGTCTGTCCGCCAGGCGTTGTCCTCGCGCAGCGGCCCTCGAGTCTGTGAAACTTCAGACGTCATCGATTCATGGTTTGAGACAGTGATCGACTGTCGATGCACACGCTCACGCGCCTTGTCTGCGAGCACGTTGTTCTCACGCGCTGATGACGATTCGGCATCGGAATACACCGACAACTGGATCATCGCGTTGTAGCCGTCGTTGGTGAACGAGTCGAAATCGGTAACCGATATCAGATTGATCACGGCAAACGGCATGGCGAGATCACGATCGTCGACCTGGCCGTATCGAACACGGCCGGCACTCGAGGCTGAGCCGCCGATCGCGGTGTTGAAATTGGAGTTGCCGGTGAGCTGGCTGTAGAGCCCGTCGATCACATTCGTCATGTCGATCTGGGTCGTCATCGTCTACGCCTCACGGCCTTGCGTAGAGCCCTGCCGACTTCGATCTTGAGAGTCTTCTCCTGAGATGTCAGCGCGGGCCGCAGCCAGGGCCGAGGAGCCAAGCGAGTACGGGGTAAACCAAGTTCAAGAGCTCGACCATATTTCAGGTTCGTTCCCACTCGACCAACAAACTCGCCGCGGCGTTTGACAGTCTCAGATTGGATCGATCTGAGCAACTGTCCGAACTCCCTGAATGGCGGCTCGCCCTTCTTCGATCTCGGGATGTTCGGATTCTTCCTTGCTCCGAGACTCGAGTGCTGATTCACCAGCCGCTGAGCCTCACGCTGGACTTTGATCGTCACGCGCGCGATGGCCTTCTCGACATCGTTGCTCGCGGTAGCCATGAACGCCTTGCTGTGGTCTTTGACGACAACCTGAGCCATTACCGATCTCTCCCCTCGAGCATCACCTTCAGGAAGATCCCGGCCTGGTCTGGATCAAATACCCCGATCACATAGAGCGTCTTGCGGTCATACGAGCCGCCCAGGCGGTCCCCTGGGCGGATGTCCGGTGTGCCGCTGACATACATGGCGTGGCTCACGCGGCTCTCTAGCTCGGCGTGGGCCAGGATCTCGGTTGCTGAGAGCGGCTGGATTCTGGCCTTCGCTCTGAGCACGTTGCCCCACGCCTTGCTCGTACCACCAGAGGCATCGACGGTGAGCGTCTGACGCTGGATGGTCACATTCCGATTGGCGAGGGTCGCCACGCTCACGGTTGCCACCTCGCATAGCGGGCCAGGATCGGAGCCTGGGTATCAAGGAAGCTCGCCATCTCGCTGTCCTGATTGTCAGCCACGGTGTAGGCGTAATCACCGAGCCGTTCGCTTTTGAGGCCAGCACCGATGCCTGAAGCATCAAATCCAGCCTTCACCATCTCGAGAAGAACCTGCTCGAGATCGGCAGGGATGTCGGTGTACCCGGCGTCATAGGCCACATACGCCTTGCCATTCTCGGCCTGCGTCCGGTGATCCAGGAGGATGATGCCGGCGTCATAGTCGACCTCATATTCTGAGTCGCTGTCGTCCCAGACCTCGAGCGTTACCGAAGTCCCCTTGGCATTCCTTGCACCACGGCGCATAAGGAATCCGGCTGGCCGAGCGTTGACCACCGACGCCGACCAGCCAGAGAGGCCATTGATTGTCGAGGCCATTGCCGTCGTCGTGACGTTGCTGGCAAAGGTGCTCGTTGTGGTCGTGGTCGTGGCCCCGGTGCGGCTGATCGTCTTGACAGCCGCATCGGTCACTTCCACTCTTGCCGACTCGTCTGAGCCGGTGTATTCGACTGTCAGACCGTCCTCCTGGTAATAGGCCACCTGAGTCACGGCCGTGACCTTCGGATTCTCGAGGATGATCTGATTGTCGCCGTTGAGGAAATACTCCTCTGTGTAACTGGTCGTGATCAGGTCGCGGCAGATCGCCGTTTCGATCATCTTGAGGCCGTTGGTGATCAGCAGCTCGAGGATTGCTTCATTCTCGAATCGGAGCGTGAGCTCATTGTCTTGTGCGAGTGCGTTGGTGGCCGCCAGGCGTACCAGCAAAGTCGAGTCGGCATCTGAGTTGCCGACCAGATTGGCGGTCCAGCCTGACACGGCATTGATGGTCGAGGCCAGCTCACCGAGCGTGTCATCGCTCGCATTGGCAAACGTCTTGGTCGTGGTGCCGGCACTTCCGCCGCCTGTTATCACACCGACCCGGGTGGTATCCGTGACCTGGACGGTGGCCGAGTCCGCATCCGAGGCAGAGCAGAAGCAGGCCAGCCCATCCTGAAGGAATTGCTCATCGTCGTCACCGATGCGCATGTACCGCTTGACCTTCTCTACCATCGTTTCGAGTTGTGCCGTCGAAAATGCCATCAGCCAGCAACACTCCAAGGGCTCTCGATGTCGTCAGTTCGCTCGATCTTGATGAAGCCCTCGGGAACTTCCAGAGGCAAGAACTCACAGAGCTTTGACGTCGGGCTCGTAACGATCCACTCGTAGCCGGCCCGCTTGGCAACCGGATACATCCACTCCATGCCGAGGAAAGCCCTCGAGTAGTTCAGCGATTGCATATCACAGCCGGCGAAGTGGATCGTCTTGTAGCCCAGGCGGTGTACGAGCTGCACGGCGAAGATGATTGAGTTCATGGTGCGGCCGAGTCCGATGGGCTTATCGAAGTCCTCGAAGTTCGGCATCGAATCCCAATCAGTCTCATGCACCTTGACACGCGGGTAGTCGGCCCAACCGGGGCACCAATCGACCTGCTTCCTCATCAAAGTCAGCATCAGATCGAAGTCGCCACATGGCCCGGCCTCGTTCGGATTGAAGCCGGCCCGATACTGGCCTCGAGGTACATGAACCGGCGTGGCACGATTGTAGAGTGGGAAGAACCTGGCCTTGTCGATGGTGATGAACAGGTCGGGACTATCACAGAACATATAGCCGCTCGAGAGCGCAGCCACATCCATGTCCTCTGGGATGACCTTGCGTGACGGGCCCGAGCCGACAAGACAGACCGATTCAGTCACACGGCCACCTCAAGACTCGGGATGTACTTGGCAAGCTCAGAATCCGGTGAGAGATTGATCCACTCGAGGCCCGCGTCCGCAGCCATCCGGCAATACTTCGGAAGGAAGGCACGCGCCGTTGAATGGGCGGAATCGTCGAGGAAGTCACAGCCGATGAAGTGGATGCGCTTGTAGCCCAGGCGTTGCGCCACCTGAACGCCCAGGAACCAGGAGTTGCGGATCATGCCCGTATCAGCCTTCAAGCCGATCGGTTGATCACCAGTGAAGTCGCACTCACCCAAGGGCTCAGGCGTCCACTCGGTCACGTTCGGATAGTCACCCCATCCCGGCTGAATGCCGAATGAGGCCGACATATTGTCCATGTAGAACCGATGGAAGACCGAGTGGTGCTCCTCGGGGATCACATCGTAGACCGTTGATGGAAGCGTCCTGTAGTAGCCGCGATGACTGAGCCAGTTGGGTATGTGCTTCTCGATCCGCTCGTCGGCCCAGAACGGCCAGGGCTCTGTCCAGTCGTTCTGCCAGGCACCGCTGATGTCCGCATCGTGGAAGCCGTGCAGATACCAGCGCGGAACGTCCATCGTCACGAAATGCCGAGGTGGTCGGTGCTGTTCTGGCATGGCAAAGATCCCGCTCGAGATCGCCATGACATCGCCATAGTCATCCCAGGCGTCAAAGCCTCGCACCGATGGGCCGCGACCCGTAATCAGAAGATCGGTCATAAGCGCATCAGTCGGGCTTGCACCGACTGGATGCGTTGATTCACGCCGTCGTGCCGCGCCCAGTCGAGGTAAGCCCCGACTCGGGATAGCGCGGATTTGACAGAGCCCAGAGAACTCCGAGCTCATCAGTTGCCGTTGCGAACGATACGCGCACCGTGACGAAATCGGCATCTGCCAACACCGACTCGATCTCGTTGGCACTTGTCTCGAGGACAATCATGCCCGCACCGCGCGCGCCCACTTTGCCGCCAGCATTCGTGCCGGCCGCAACACTCAGCAGCCCTGTCGCCTCGGTCGATCCGGTGGACTTGATCTTCGTCAGACCAGCCCCCGCCACCGACGTCGCCGCATACAGGGCAACATCCTGAATGCTCCCGGTCCCGATCGTCCGTACGAGGATGCACTGGACGTTGTGAAACCGCGAGACATTGATGCACTTGGACAACTGCATAGCAACATCGCCCACCAACGTGTCATTGGTGGATGGGTCGATGTTCTGCCAGATGTACTGGACGTTCTCTGAGAGTCGTCCTTGATGTCCCATGACGAACCTCCTTTACGCCCTACTTGCCAACGTGATGAACGCCGACATCGTGTTCGAGCCCGCTCTCGGGCTGATCACTGAGTTTGCCCACGGCTGACCATCGACGCGCATCCTGAACTTGAATGCAACGGCGTCCTGGTCGAACCACAGATGGATAGACGTCTGGGACTCGAGGCCGCCGCGTGTCGCGGTGACGTACTGATCCCATGCACAAAGGTTGATGTCGCCAACCGTCCCGAGCTCGCTGCAATGCTGAGTCGGGATGACCGGACGGCCCATCAGAGTCCCGAACGGGCTGCCACTCATGCCGCCCGGCGGGATGTAGAGGAACGCGCCGAAGTTGGTGGTGCTTGCTCCCGTTCCGGTGCGACCGAGGAGGGTCAGACGGTACAGCTCGGACTCGACGTCCTGGTTGACCATCCAAACCGCATTGGTGCGCCACGGTCCATAGAGCCGTTGCCACATCTTGAGCACGTTGACGCCGATGACCGTATCGGCCACCTGCGAGCCTTCCTTGGCAACCGAGATGGTCGAGCTGTGACCGATGAAGCCCAACGGCTGACCGGCACCTGTGCCCCTGAAGAGAGCCTCGCCCACCTTGAAGTCCAGGCGTTCACCAGCCACTCTGGTGACGTAAGCGCCCAGAGCCGCCGCATCAGCCAGAAGCTCCTCGGTGACAGGAGTAAGAACCGTGACCTTTCGCGGCTTCAGCTCCTTCATCTCGAGCTTGATCTTGGACTGACTGATAGTGCCGGCTTCCGATTCCCAGTTCGCAGATACGCCAGTGGACCCCCACTGAGTTGTCTCATCTGCCGGGAACGTGATGCCCTGGCCTGAGATCGGAATCATGCGAGTACGGCCGAGGATGGATTCCTCTGCCATCACCTGAGCCTCGATGGCCTCCCTCATCTCGATCGGTGCAGCAAAGCCACCATCGGCACCGACCGCGACCTGGGAGGTCGTGCTGGTGCCGAGTGATGCCTTCTGCCAGATCGCCAGCTTCTCGCTGATGTGCTTCTGCTCGCTGCCGGCAGACATGACATCCATCAGGAAGTGACCCGTTGACGGATAGCCGCCCTTGGGATCGTCGACGATCCTGTCCTTCCGCCACTTCACATCTGATCGATGATCGTGGCTTCCCATTTTGGCGTTCGGTTTCGAGACATCTCGCAGACCTGGACCCCAGATTTCCTCGGCATCCCTGAACCTGGACTCGATCCCGTCCGAAATCTTCTGCTCGATGTCGGCATCCTCGGCGGCCTTCGAGATGTCGATGGGCTTGCCAAGGCGCGAATCGAACATCTCCTTGAGATCGAACTCCTCGCCAGTGTCGTTGTTCACGACCTTCTCATGGTCGTGTTTGTTCCGCTTCAGATAGAGGACAACTTGCCCGAAGTTGGACCCGTCGCCCTCAAATCCCACATCGCGGATGTGCTCTACAAAGTTCTCCCAGCGCATAGCAGGGACTCCTTGTAGTGGGAATCACCATGCTACGGCCACAGCCGATCCAGCCCGCTCAGCCCCGTTAATACCAACGGCACCAGATCAGAGATGACAGTGCGAAGCACTCCGAGAATTGTGATCAGTTCCTGCCGGAAATGATCACATGCATTGGCTGACGTTCTGACAAAGCAATCGGCGCGTACTTGTCTGAGTCCAGGCCGATCTCAAGCGCTCCGAACGTCCAGTCATCTGTTGACAGTATACCCTTCGATACAGCAGTCGCCAGAGCGTCCTGATTCGCCGGGATGGGCACGACCGAGAACTCGAGCAGCTTCCAGCGAGTGATGACGCGGCGCACATCGTCACCGAATCGCCCGATGTCCTTCTCGTCTGCATCGCGGATGCCGCCATTGGGCACCGAGAAGCCTACGGAAAAGGCTCTCAGAACGCCCTGCTGGAACAGCGAGTGGATCGTGTCGGGCACCCATTCGGCCGTTGTCGGATGCGCCTTGGGCCGTTCGGCAAACTTGACCTTGGCGATGACAGCATTGCGTGTGGTCGTGATGCCTTCGGCCTTGCCGATCGGCAGCATTGCGGAATCATGGCCGAAGAGCACAACGGGATTCTGCTTGAACTCGTCAAGCTCGACCCCGGACGGCAGAACGACGTCACCCTCACGATCGACGGATGCAGTCGATATCCGAGCAACCACGGATCTCTCGCCTTCTGAGAGCTTCAGGTTGGTATCGAATCGCTTGGTGAGTTTCATGGCTTGGATTCCTCGAGCTGCCATTCGTACTGATTATTGCGTTCTGCTTTGTCCCGAGGCACTAGGCGGCCACGGCCCCAGGTGCGGATGCATCCGATCGTCAGCTCGTCCAGGCCGCCTGGCACCATGAACAGCATCTCGGACTTGCCACACCGGACCTCTGCCAGCAGATGAACCTTGTGCGGCTTTGTCGTCATGGCCTGCTTGTTCTGGTACGTCGTCAGCAAGTCAGGGCTCGGCTTGGTCTACACCTGTCCCGGTGGTATTGCAGGCGGTCTTCTGGCGTGGTGATGCGGAAGCGGCTGTCTGTCCAGTCAACATAGGACGCGACAAGTGAGTAGCGAACCATCTGGCTGATGTTGACGTTGCTGCGGTGCAGAAGGACAGGATGGAACAGCAGAATATCGCCGGCGTCGATCTCGATATGGATCTCCTTGAAATCACCATCGATGCGATCCGGCGGAACGTGCATCTGAGTGTGGCCGCCCTCTGTGGCTTCGATCGTGTGTGGTATCTCGACCTCATGTGAGCCGCGCAGCAC